TTCTTAAATCTTTGTAAACAACTTGACCAGATGGCGAATTAAACACATCATTAAAAACTTGGTGCCTTTCTTCTAATTTTTGTTTATATAGTTCTAATTCTTCATTTGTCATTATAACCCCGCTTGTTTCATTGTTGCTAAAGTGCTTGCTTCGGTGTTAGCATTTAACATTTCTTGTTGTTGTGCTACTTGCTGTTGCCTTGCTTGTCTTTCTTGGTCAATTACTTCTTGATTTTTAATTAATTTCGGGTCAATTTGCAAAATATCAGCTTTTGTCCTAGCTACTTGGTCAAAATCGATAACATCTAAAATTGAAGGGTTAGCTTGTGCTAAATTCATAATCGACATTAAATAAACATCAACTGCATTGTTTTTACCTAGTTGATTTGCTTGGTTTATTGGATTAATAAATTCAATTTTCATTTTAGGAAAGGTTTTTTTGCCCGTTATTTCGTCAATAGTGCCTTTCATTTTTTCGGGCATTTCTGGGAATGGTGCATCTGGCAATAATGTAAAATTGCCATCTTGAGCATAAGAAAGCTCAAACAATATATCATAAACCCTATTTAATATTGATTCTAAATATTGTTGTAAGGAAGTTGCTATACTTCCCATGATTCTATAACTTTCTGCTCTTAATTCTAGGATTTGAGTGGCGGTGGCTCTTGGATCGTCTAAAACCGATAACTTATCTAAAAAGAAAATTTTTCTAATGCTTTCTTGTTTTTGAACAATTAAATCGTAAGCTAAGCTAATTCCTTTGCCATCATAAATTGATTCAACTGCTCTTCCATAGGCTACGGGCGATTTTGTGTAATTTATTGCACTTGGTTGTAAATTTAATTGTTTTTCAAATTGAGCATTTACAATTTTTGGCGAGTTTAGGGCTTTTTCGTTTGACTCGTGAAAATCTGCTTGAATTTTGTTTAAACTTCTAGCATCTGGCAAGGCATACATTGCTTGACCAGTTCCATAAACCTCATCAGTGCCTTTTGGACTTCTACCAATTGCGATTGGAAAGCTATTAAAACCAGTTTCACTAATAATTTTTTTATTTTTGGCATCAAACCAAATGCCTTTAAATGGCATGTTTAAGGTATCAATTTTGGTGCTGTCCCGCTCTTCTCGTGGCATTATGTAAAACCTAATATCATAATTAGTGTTGGGTTTTTCTTTAGCACTTTTTTGAATATCGGGGTGAATATCACCATCAGTAAATTTATTTACAATTTGTTTCGCTGTCATTTTCATCAACAAAATGCAAGTGTCAACTTTACCCTCATCATTTTCAGCAATTAAAATGTTTTTTATGTGGATTGGCTTAAAATTTATTAAACTTGTTTTGCTTTTTTCTATTTTCAAAGCAATTGTGCCAAATGTTGCAAAGTCTTTTAAATTTTCGCTGTGTGAATCTTCAAAATTTGTTTGAGAGTCATATAATATGTTCCAGATTTTGTCCGATACACTTTTTAAATATTCAACAACATTATCATCATCTTTTAATATATCATCTTGAATTTTGATTGTGAACCATGGAGTTGCTTTATTAGTTAAAGTTCCATTTAAAATCGAAGCAAAATTTTCAAGAGCAATAACCATAGTTGAATCATTAGCAACAAATAAATCTTTTTTGTCGCCTTGTGTTTTGTCGCTTGTAATGTCAGTTTTTATTGGTCTAAAATACTTTGCCGTGTCTTGCCAATTAGTTTCATAGTTTTTGCGGATAGTCAATAAATCATTATATAAATTTTCTAAATCCTCAATTTGTTTATCAGCCATTTTAAGCTCCTAATAATTTTCTTCGTTCGTTAATCGATTGCATAGATGCACCCGCAAAAGTAGTTCTTTTTTTTAGTTGTTCTTCTTGTCGTTTTAAATCCTCTTCCGCTATTAATTTTTGTCTTGATGCCTCGGCAACTTGTGCATTTAATGCACTTGTTTGTTGTGCTTGCATTTCTGCTTGTGCAATAGCATTTTTAGTTTCCGTTATTTCTTTGCCAATGTCAGAATAAGCAGTATTTCCTGCCATTGCTCCAGGTATTGCCGAAATAATGCCTGCGGCGGGAGCTGCTAAAGCGGCCCCAGTTACCATTGATGTTGCTCTGCCTACCGATTCACTACCCGTTAAATCACCAACTGCTTGACCAATTGCACCAGAGAATTTTTTAAATTTTTTCTTTAATCCCATAAATATTTTAAATTAAATTCCTAATAATTTTTTTCTGCCAGTTTGTCCAAATCCTAAAAGTTTTTGTTTTTCAAGTTCCATTTGGATATCATTACCCGCAAAATTTGTCCGTGCTCTATTCGCTTCGGCAATTTGATTTTGTTGAAGAGTTGCCATTTCCCTTTTTTTCTTTTCTTTTTTTTGTTCTATAATTTTAACTTGTTGATTAATCATTTTACCGAATCCCATAATTTACCTATAATTTAATTTCCAAGGCTCTGCATAATCTGGCTTGTGCATTGCTTGAGCTATATCTTTACGATAAGATACCGCCAAATATCTAAATGCATCAGCCCCATGAGAAGCCCAATCGTGTTTTGGTTGTAATTTAAACACATTGTTTTTATTGTCAAACTCTTTTTTGTAATTTTTGAGAGTCAATAAACCCCTCCTTGTTGTTGTTTCATTAAAAAAACATTTTGGCAATATTGATCTAACTGCATCAATTCCATCTTCGATTGATAATTTAGGGGCAATCATAAATCTCAAACCAAGTTCCATTGCCGTTTCAAGTCTTGATTTGCCATTGCTAAATTCTCTAATTTGTATATCATGCGGTGCGTAATGTTGCTCGTAAATATAAGGCTTGTCTTTAACTTCTTTAATATATGAATTAAGACCCTTGTTGTTATCTTCGATATAGTCAATAATTCTTATTTCATTGTTGATAAATTGAGCAAACCAAATTGTTGTTGCATCACCAACCCCTAAATCCCAGAAAGTAAAAACAGGGAGTTGTCTTTCCCAAGGATAATTGCCAATCCTTCCTTGCTTGTCTAAGTCATCGATTATCTTAGAATAATAAGCCCCTTCGATTGGGTTGTTGAAACTACATAAAAATTCTTGATTGAAAAAATCTAATGTCTTTCCTTCGCTTAATATTTCCGCTTTGACTTGTTCTAATTGCTCGCTTGTAAAAACTCCCGTCTCTTCAGCTGTCTTAATTTCAGAATGCCAAACATCGGGCATCTTTTGAGCCATTTTAAATAGTTCGTAAGCATGATTTTGACCCTTTGGAGTAAAATTAAACATTGCCCAGCCGTTATTTTCAAGAAGCATCGGTTGAATTGTCCCCCATGCTCTAGGGTCTTGTTCTGCATATTCAGAGAACACAGCCCCTTTAATACCAGCACCCCGTAAGCTGTCGGGATTATCAGAACCCACAATTTGATATATTGAGCCGTTTTTTAAAGTGATTTTAAGCTCTTTTTCGTTTCTTTTAGCAATTAAAGATTTTGGTATATAGTCAATGTATTTTCTCCCTTCGCTGTTTGTTTCTTGCCAAACTGACTTAGCACCCTGTGCATAAGAAGGGAATATATGCCAATAAGTGCCTATTGCTTCAAAACAAGCACTATATAAAATGCGATTTAATGCAAGTAAATCTTTGCCAGCCCTTCGATGCCAGACATATATTGCCCGCTTTTTTTTATCGTCAATCATAGCTTGCCAGAGCCCTAATTGATAAGCTCGAGGCTGGTAATTATGCGGAATTATTAACTCTTGTTTATTAATATTAGTCATTAATATATATTAAGTGTTGTTAATTTCTTTTGAGAAATTGGCGGGAATTAGAAAAATTGGCTGATGTTGATTATTATCTTGCTCGTTTCTAATCATCGCAATTTGATAATTTTCATTAAAAATTTTTGGCGATGTAGTTCTTGCGAGCCATCGCAAATTTTCAACTTTCAATTTTTGTTTTGCAACAAATGAATTGCTTGAGTCTTCGCTTATTTTTTCGATCTCTTCGCCTATCTGATTAACATAATTGACCGCTCTTGCTTCTAATATCTTTTGATTTTCTTGTTTAAACTCTTCGCTATTCACTATTTTTAGAATATCATATAATTTTAAGTCGTATTTTTTTGCTAATTGTGAATAGCTAAGTAAATTATTTTTATAGTCTTCAAATATTTCTTGCTTTTTTTTGTCGATTATTTCATTTCTTCGAGCTATATCTATTAAATCGTAATTGTTTGCCATAAAATTTATTTTTAAGTGAAGTCGCGCGCGACTATTAAAAGTTAAGAAAGCAACCTTTTAAAGTCAACCCCTTTTTTCATTTTCCCCCAAATTTTCTTTTATATTTTACTATAAACTATTAACTTACAATAACAATTATTATATTTTACTTTCATTAAAATAATTGCATTTTTTCCAAAAAAAACAATAAAAAAAAGTAGCAAAAAAAATTAGCACACACACCAATTAGGAAGAATCTTTTTATTTATTTTTCTTTTTTAAAAGAGGGTTTTCTCTAAAACCCTTTTTTTTGTTTTGTTTGTTTTTTTTTATCTTATCACATCTTTTTGCATTGTCAAGTTTTTATATTATATATCTTTTATTAACTCTTATTATTTATTTTGATACACTTTCATTAATCCTATTAAATTTTTTCAAATATTTCTTGACACTATTTTTTTAATATTATTTTCCAATAATTTATTTATTTTATAATATTTTTAATAGCTTTTAACTCACAAATCTTTTTTAAAATATTTTTATTTTTTTTTAAATT